ATTGTTTGCTGTTATAGTGTTTATTATCATTAAAGTTCCAGAGAAACTTCCAACCACTGCTCCGCTTACCTATATGTACATTCATACCCTCTATAAATTCATCCCAAGGTGATTGATTTTCATAATCGCTGGTTGGAATATCTCTAAATTCAGAATTTACATTACTAGGAGACATATCTAATTTACATATCTTAGATAACAATAAGCTCTTTCTTTTAGCTATATCAGATGCTTTCGGTATTCTATAATAATTGGTTCCCATAACTTTTATTTACTTATTTATATTTTAAGATATAGATAAGATTTCTATTAATTTTTTTAATAAGTTTACTTTTATAATTCGGGTCGTATTTGAATTAAATATATGTACTTCCCAACCGTCTTTACTGATCTCATCACTTGCATTACTTATTAATGTAATATCTCCTATTTGTAAGGTATAATAGTGCCATGTAGTAGTGCTTCCAGATGATTCAGGAGTTTCTGTATTTTTCTTAAATCCTAGATTTATTAAGTTCTGTTCTTTCATTTGTTTTATATAAATTGTACTAATAAGCTCATTACTCTACCAAGTATTGTTATTTGAAAAACATATTTTATTACCAACAAAAGCATTCATCCAATCACCGGGGTATAATATGAATTTCTTTACATTTTCACTACAATCATTTCTTACCATGATTGAATAATCTACAGGATCATCAGATAGTATTAATCCACAATTACATTGGATTGTTGGTGTTGATGGTTCTGGTTGTGTTGGTTCATATGTGTCTTTTTTACAGCTAAACATCATTGATGTTATTGCTAATATTAATAATAATTTTTTCATAATTTTTTATTTTAATTTAGTATACTTATTTCTTAAAATTAAATCCCAGTAACATACTGTTTCTTCATTCCCTTTACCATTATGAATTGTATACACACATGGAAATTGTTTTTTTGCTTGCTCTAGTCTTTCCGAAGTAGTTTTTGTTTTATCAGTTTCATAATAATAATTTAACCAGCATTCCCAATATTGATATCTTTCAGGTACAATAAATGTTACTGCTATCTGCCATTTGAAAAATACAAAAGACCACACAGGACTCCATTCAAATCTATAATCATCAGGTTCCCATTTAGTTTTCCAACCTAAAGATACGAAGTCAAACCCTATTTTTTTAGGTATAAACTCCAGATAACCGGATTTTGTTTTACTTTTTCTTGTAATTCTTGGAAAGAAGTACGGTGTACCTATTGCTATTTTACCAATGTAAAATTTAGGTGTTGGTGGTTTAAAGGGAGAGTTGTAACTCTTCATCCACTCAAAATTTCTCATAACTTTTAAAATTAATCTACTAATTTATCTACATTAATATTATGGTCATTTAATAATTGAAGTAATGCATCCTTATAATTATCTAATGTAAAATTGTCTTCATCATGTTTCCATTGTCTCCAAAAATTATGTTGAAGTTCCCAAATAAAAGATGCCATATTTGAAGATTTCATACACATCATATGTTCCTTTCTATCTTCTGGATTGTCTAAATTAAATTTCAGTATTGCTTTCATTTTTTAATTTTTAAGTTTGTTTAATTTTAAATTCATCTATTATTAACATATTTTTTAGTTTTTTTTGTTCTAAATCATATTTTTCCCAATTGTAGATTTCTAATTTTTTCATTTGCATTATATCATTTATTGTCATTTCTTCAGGTAGTCCTGCATTCTCCTGCATGATTTGCATGTAGATTTCTTTCATTTTTCCCATAATTAATTAATTTGTGTATATTTTTCTAAAGTAACTGTAAGACCTGCATTTAATAAGCTTTCACTTATATAATACATGTCTTGTAAACCACCTTCTTTAACATTGCACTTTTTAGTATAATGTGTAATTAAAGCACATTGTTCTGCTTGTAAAGCTTCATGTTTACAGAATTTAACTAAACAAGCCATAACGTATTGAAAATCATTATGATTATCATCATGCATTATGACGGTGTGTGTTGGAATTATATCTATCATTTAAAGCGGTATATTAAAATTCTTCCATGTAATTTTAGTTTGATCAAAACTTTCTAAAGCTTCTGTGACCCATTTTTCATCTACAGTGTTCATGTAACATAATATATGTACAATAGCTTTATCATCCGGATTTAAGCGTAACAGCCTACCTATCCTTTGTGAACTTTTACGTTCATTACCATAAGCATGCATAATTATACCTTGTTTTAAATCTGGTATGTTTACACCTTCGCTTAATTGTAACACTGTAGAAAGCTTATTAACTTTACCAAGTTTAAAATTTTCAAGATTTTCTTTAGATTTTATGTTACCACTATGGTAACTTTCTGCACATAATCTATCAGCTTGTTCTTGCGTATTAGCAAATAAAATGCATTTAGTTTTAATATCTTTAAATAAAATTTTAGAATATTTTTCTTTAGACGCATATTCCATCATAGCTTTCATTCTCATGATTCTAAGTATATGTATTGGGCCAGAACCATTGTTTAATCTATCAGTCCAATAATGATAATTTTTTTCTTCAGATGTAATAAAACTTTTATTTTTAGTGTTTACTGCATAATTAGCTATAGTACTTAAATAAATTTCATGAACAATTATTTTATAATCATTTAGAATTCCATGCTCAATAGCGTCATCTGTTTTAAAAGTATAAGCTATAGGATAAAATTCTGACATAAGCTTTCCTTTTTCAGAATTTGTATATTTAGGAGGAGTACCTGTTAAACCAAGTATTTTTCCGAAATAGTTATCTAAAAAACTTTTATGATTATCTAATAAATTATGACATTCATCTAAACATAGTATATCAAAATTTTTAGGATCTCTCTTATTTAAACTACGGTATGTAGTAAATACAATTCTTTCTAATAAATGACTCATTTTAAATTTATCAGCTTCTTCTTTCCAGGATTGTATAATAGCTTTTGTTGGAGCTGCTATAAGTATTTTCATCAGAGAAGTACTATTTCTTTCAATATAGTTTAATCCAATAAGGGTTTTACCTATACCTGTAGCTAATACAAGAGAACATCTATGTTTAGTATCAGTTGCATTTAAAGCATCTTTTTGTATATTTTCTCTAATCATTATATTTGTTTTTATATTAATTTAATCTACACCTTCATCATTAGTATAATGTTTTTTAAAAAGGTTTTTTAATTTACGTTGAGTATCTTTTAACCAATGTAAATAAAGTATATTTTGCCAAACATGACTTTTTTTTAATCTAACTACTGACTTTAATCTTATATTATGCATAATTTTTTAATTTACTGAAATATTAAGTTTAAACTGAACTAAAAACTTTTTATAATCATTATCATATTTTTGACTTAAAAAGTTTTCAACTTGTTTTATACCGTATATTAGTGTTGCGTGATCTTTATTAAACATTCCAGCAACTTCTGATAATCTTTTATTTGTATAACCATAATAATAAGCCATTATAAAATATCTTGCAATTGCAAATTGAGACTTATTACTTTTTTTTAATAGTCTTTCTTTCAAGTAACCGCTTGCTAAAAATACATCATTTTCTTTTAATCCATAAGGTAAGTCTAATAGTGCTTGTAAGTTTTTTTTCTTTTCAGCATCTTTAGTAAATAATACTTTTGATCTAAAGGCTGTATTATTATAGTATAATTCAACAAGTTCTTCTTTTGTAAATTTAAATTTTGTATATTTAAGAGCTGCTGTTTCAAGTCGTGTAGTCTCTAAAAAATCAATTAGTACTTTTTCACCTCTTCTCATTATTTGTTTAGTTTTTATTTTAAAGTTAATTACACTGAAATTGGGGTAATTAGAATTTTGTTATAAAAATAATAGGAGTTGTTGTGTCTACCTTTATGGATAGCTAATGATTTAAGTTTGCAACTTCTAGTCAACACGGTTAGCCAACAACCCCTATTATTTTTAATTTACTTATGCGTAGTTAAGCATGATTGATTTTTTAATTGATACAATTCTACAATCTGCCTTTAAAGATTTAACTTTTAAAGAACCCTCTTTTTTATCAAAGGCTAATAAACTTTCGCTTGCATTATTGTCTAAAATCCATTCTCTAGTTTTGAATCCTTTTTCTGTTAATACTTCTTGTTTTCCTGTTAATGTATTTCTAGTAATTGTAAACATATATTCTAGTTTTTTATTATTGTACTATTAAATTTAATCTATAGTTTATACATTAAATATTTTTGTTGCAATAAATTTTTCAGCATAGGTTGCGTCACTCATTCCTTTAATAATAGCTAAATTTTTATCTAAATTATCTAAAGCTTGTTGATGATTATATTTACCATATGCTTGTATAAAAACATTTAAGAATTGATGTTTAACCCAACGGTCAGCTTGACCAATCTTTAAAAAGAATTCATTAAAATCTTTACACATAATCTCCATATTAGGATTATTTATTTTAAATTCACCTGACTTGATGATTCTACTATTTCTATGTGCATTATTGTTACTATTATTAGCTAATGAAACTAACATTAACGGCTCAATATTAAACATATTTTTAAATTTAAGTAGTTTCATATATTCCGGATTAACAGTTCTGTATGCATATACATAATCCATTAATACCCAAGATTTTGAAGAACTATTTAAAAGTGCCATTTTATCAACTAAATCTTTTTCATCAATAATATCAACTAATATATAAGGAATATCGTCACCTATTGCTGATAAAGCTGTAGCTAAATGTTGACCGTCAATAATATAATATCTCCAAATACCATCAATTATATTAGTATAAGTTACTATTACCACTCTAAGAACACCCATATTACGTACAGATGTTATTAATTTTTGAACTTGAGGACTATCAATTGCTCTGTTCATGGGCAAAGTAGTAAACTTATCCATTTTAGCAAATTTGATTTTTAAATCCGTTTTTCCAATAACCTTCATAATCATATTTTTTATTTTACTTTTAATCATAAAGTATCAACCTCTTCAGGGTAATTTTGTATTATAACTAAATAATTTCCAAATTCTTTTTGCTCTACATTTCCTGTAGAAACAATAAGATTAACCTTTTCTATATTTGTTTGTGCCATTAAATTTAATGTACAACCCATATATATAAGTTTCATACCTTTTAATTATAGATTATCATAAATATAACTAAGTGATGCACTTGATAGTTCATGTCTCATTAATCTTTGATTTTCACTATCAAACATTCTATAACAGGTTACTATTTCATTTCCATTGTTTGTAAGTGAGTCAACTCTTTCAAGTTTTTCGGTTACATACCCGTAGGTATTATCTTTTGTATTCCATACTCTTTTACAAGCTTCTTTAATATCATTAAAGATTTCATCTGAGGGACTTTCCATAATTTGTTTATTTTATACCTTTTTATTATAAAAAAGCAATTTTATTATTATAATTACAAGAATTAATTTAATTAATAATTCCATCTGTTTTATGATTAAGTTAATCTTTCACTTTAAATAACCTAATATTCTAGACTTTTTTGGATTCAGATGAATCCAGTTATGACAACTACGACAAACAGCTTTCCAAGTAGACTGAACTAAATAAAAAGTATCTCTGTTGGAACCGGAGTATATATGATGAACATCATGAACACCATGCATACATCCGTCCACAGAGACCTGACATATCGGATTTTGAATAAGAAATATTTCTCTTAACTTAAGATACTCAAGATCTTTCTTTTTCCTTTTAGAAGAAACCAGAGGAATTTTATAATCAGTTGGTTTCTGTGAACTGTTAGTATTTAGGGCTTTTTGACAACTCCAGCAATATTTACAGTATTTAAATCCCTCATGGTTCTTCCAAATAACAGATAGTTTATTACAGCTATCACATTCTTTAAGCTTTTTGAGCATTTTTTAATCTTGGTAACTGATTTTGAGGTGTTGTTAAACTTAAAAAGTTTTTAGGCAACACTCCTTCAACAATAAATATACTAATAATTTGTTGTTTATTAATATTTAAATCTTTAAAAGTTAAAGTGTTAACAAACTTATCATCAGTTTCAGTATTTAAAATTAAAAACTTAGTAATAGGACTTTCAGGAAACAAAGATTCAAATATAAAATTAGAATATTTTATAGTAATTTCTTGTTTAAGTTTATTTAAAACTACTTGAGCTTTTTTATAAACATTTACTATTCTTTGTTTTTTCTTACTGCATAAAGTAAGTAATTCACTTTGTTCTAAAGAGTTTAAGCCATACAAAGCTCTTTTGTATAAATAGTTTTGATAACTGTTATAGTTATCTTGTTCATAAGCCATCACTGTATGTGACCGCATTTGATAATCTTTAATGTTTTGTTTTAACTTTTCCATAATATATATGTTTAATCATAAATAAAAAATGAGAGAGGGACGTGAGTGTCTCTCTCTCTCAGTTAGTGATTAGTTTTTATATTGTAAAATCTTCACTTGGTTTAATTGTACTGCTAACCGCATTGTGTGCATTATATGCTTCTCTTAGTTCATCTACATTATCATGTTGAACTGTGATATCAGTAGCATTACCTGAAATATTATATACAGTTTTACGATAGATAGGTTGTCCTTCAAAAGAACAAATTATACCTGTTTTACCTGCAATTTTAAGGTCTCTTCCTGGATTTTTTTTGTTAAATGGAGTCAAAGATTCTTTAATAACTATTTTACCATCTAAAATTTGATGTGGTGTATAATTCATTTCTAATAAAATATCAATAGGAGCTTGAATTAAAGCTGATACAGTCTGTCTTCTTAGAAAACCATTATCATCAATTAACACTCTTACTTGTTGTAATTTTACATAACCATAATCGGAATTTTTGCTGGATACATTAATAATTGCACCTGTAGTAGCGTCTGCTACAATAACTACTTTAGAGTTCATAACTAAATAAATTAAAATAAATAAATAAATAAATAAATTGTGAGCAGATTACTCTACTTTAGTTGCTCAAGCAAAAAGTAAGTGTTATTTCTTTTGGAAATTATTATCTAAAAATTAGATAAATCTATAGGGTCATCAAAGGATTCATCATCAGATATTTCATCATCAGGCCGATAATCAAAATCATATGAATGATCTTTGGGATTTGTTGTAATTACCGAATCTGCAAATGGATTTGCAATATAATTGCCGGAGTTTTGTGATATTAAGTATTGTATATCTAAATCTGTTAAATCTAAGTATTGATCTACTGTCAAATATATCACTTTTCCATTTGCTAATTGATACAACATATGTTACAACTTATAATAATATTATAAATATATGCTTTATATCTTACTTATATTAAGTAAGATTATAAATTATTGTATTATATAGCTAAAACAATAAAAAGGAGACCGGAGCCTCCTTATTATTTAGGAAAAGTATGTTTAAACATACAATTTTAAATTTCATCTATAACATTTAATTTATCAGATGCTACATATGTTGTTTCAGTATAAAAATCTCCATTTTCTTTAATTGCTCTGTACTTAACACAATAAGGAGAATATTCATGAAATCCTCTAAAGTTGTCTACTGTAACAACTACATTATTATCTATATCAATTAAGTTATTATTTTTAAGCAATTCTCTTGACTCTCCATAGCTTACATAACTAACGTCTATTTTACATAAAGTACCGTTTTGAATTATTTCAGGTAATTTACCAAAATGCATAAGTTTTATAAAATATTTAGAACCTTCTGAACTTGTACATAATAGAGGGGTTAATAATTTTATTAATTCTTCTTTATTATGATGTTGGATTATAGATTCAAACATTTTAGTAATATCTGTTTCATCAAAATTTACTGATATACTCATCTTTAATCATTTAACTGTTTATAATTTCTAATTTTCTTAAGGAGGCCTTCATCGAAATTAGTAAACCATTTTTCACCACCTAATCTTGTACTAATTTTAGGTAATTCATCTGTATCTTCATAGATAGTTTTATATCCTGTTAATATAGGTTTATTTTTAAGATCTATAGTTTTAGCATTAAAGTCAAAACCAAGAGCTGAGTTAATTAATACTTTCATAAGATAGTTTTTAATTTAAGCTAATATAGTTAAATCAATATTAATAGTGCAAGTAATGATAATCCAGATACTATTAAGTATAGTACTATCATATAATAAAAAGGTAACATCTTTTTTTCAAACTTAATGTTTTCCTCAAGCTTATATATTTGATATAAGAGAGTTTGTTTATATTCATTAATTAAATCATCTGGTGCATTAACATAGTCTACACTTTTTAGTGCATTTTCTGCATTTTCCTTTTCTTTTTTTAATTTCTTAAGTGGTCTATAAATCATATATTTAAGTTTATAAAACTCCTTTTCAGGAGCTTTGATTAATCAATTGCTAAAGGTAAAGTTACCAAAAAGGTAATATAAATTATCTCAAGCACCCATTGTAATATGTTAAAGTTATAAAAATCTAGAGTTGCCATAGTAAAAAGACCTACAAAAAAATATTGTAAACCAATACCTACTAGTAAGCTTATACTTATTTTTAATATCACTTCTGTTAAAGTCATTACGTGTGTTTTAAATAGTTGTAAATAATAATAAGGCCTGTATAACACAATAACCCTGCTGATAATAATATATAAAGGTTTGTAATGCCTGATATGTAATATATAGCACCCATAAACCCATATGTTAATAACATACCGTAAAGGAGGTAAAATAATGTTCTCATGATTGTAATGTTAGTTGATTTGTTTAATACTTAAAAAGATAGAACCAAAACCTATTATTCTATATTCTTCCCGAACTTTTGTTCTTGTTGGACTTTTTAAATATCTGAAATATCTCTTAAGAATAAGAGTAAACCTAGAACAAAGGTATACAATATTAATTAATCTTGTATGTCTTCATTATATTTGAACTCTTTTGACCGGAGCCATTGTTTAACTTCACCTTTATAGGCATAGTCTATATTTACTTTCTTAGTATGTATAGAGTATATGACTCTACCATCTACATCATCTTGTGGTATTACAATGCCTAGCATTAAATAAATACCGAATAAAAAATTCATCATAGTATATAGTTTAATTGTAAATATTATTTATTTTATTAATTCCGGAATATGTTAGTATGATACTCTCATTATAAGAGATAAGAAAGATAAGAATAAGTAATAGTGTATATAAGGTGTAGATGAGTATATACTAAGGCTGTTAGCTATATTAATTATAATTAAGTGAATGTGGGTATTTTTCAAGATAGAAACTACCAAAGAATAGAGGAGAGGTTTATTCTCAACACCTCTACAACCCTTACTCTCACTGCTTTTCAGAAAATATTACAGAGTTTTTCAGACAAGTTTATCTCATCTTCAAACTGCGTATGTGTTATAAGTTTTAAGCAAAGAATAGCTTATATATTATGTAAATTATCACTGCAGACTTAAGCCAATAGATAAATAATAGCATAATCCAAGCCTTTTTAAAATTAATCTTTTTCATAACTACTTGATTTTCAATACCAAAGTGCTAATTTGCACACGGTGGAGACAAGCTTCGGACTAACATAATAGTCTACAGAACGCCCTTTAAAAGAAAACAAAGCATACCCAATTAAGGATATGCTTTGAATGTTATTATACAGTAATTTCAGCAAATAAGTCTGCAAAATCAGCCATAGTTGCAATAGCTGCAGAACTACCGTTTAGCAAAGTAATCCAAACGGTATCACCATCTGCTTGTAATTCGCAAGTGTAATCAGTGCCAACAACAACACCGTTTTGGAAGGACTTCTCCCAAATCTTTGCAAAGTATTCTTTACCTTTAATTTCAACAGTACAGGTTCTAAATTTAGTACGGTTAGCATTGTCGCATTCTTTAATTGCATCAGCAACAAAGATTAATTTACCTTGAGTTTTAATAGTTTCCATGAGATTATTTTAAATGGATTAAACAATATATATATCCCTAAAAGTAAAAAGCTGTATAAAAGGCTGCCGCAGGCTTAAGCAAAAAAAAGGGGACTTACACCCCTTATTAGTTAATCTTCTAAGAGTAATCTTTTACCCTTATGTAACACTTCCCATTCTTTAGCTAAAGAGTCTCTATACTCTTTAACTTCTTTAGCAGGTAAGCCACTTAAAGCCGTTAACACTCTTGTGTTAGGCTTTATTGATAGAAGGAGCATGATACCTTCTATCTCTTCAATCATATGCTGTACAATCATAATAATTAAATTAATTAATTAATAACAGTATAAAGCTGTAAAAGAAAGCTGCCGCAGGCTAAAAGAAAAAAAACCAAGCCTAAGCTTGGTCTTTTAATCTTGCAACATTAAATATAATATGAGTTGCAGTTGTATACACCTTATATTTTTTTAATGTACCAGCAGTTAACCACTGGTTAAGACGCGTTTGCATCTTAAGTAGTTCTCCTGCATCTGATGCAAGAAAACTAAAAATATCTACTCTAATCATAATAATAAATTAAGATTAGTAAAAAGTTGTAAAAAAAACAGGCTGCCGCAGGCTTTATATAGCACTAAGATACTCCAGTACTATATATATACTGAAAGTTAATTCTTAATTAACTCACTGTAGTATATATAATAATAAGTACTATACTTAACAACAGTATAAAGTTGTACTTACTAAGAATATATAATAACTATTTCTCCCAGTAAATAAATCTTAAAATTGTTTTAGAAAAGTGATTTACTCTGTAGAAACAATAGGGGGTACCACTCTTTTTAAAAAGTTGGGGGGTTGATTTAGTAAGGCCCCACTACATGCTGCTATATAGTAGGGGAATTATTTGTTTAGCCGGCAATATATTTTGGTATACGTTTAGGGGGGGGTGTTTTTCTTGGTAAGAGAACCGGGGGTTATTTATATCGCCCTATAAAAATAATTTTAGTATATTTACATCTTCTAACATTTAGGTAAGGAAAGTCCCCGGTTTTTTTTGGGGATTTTTGTTTTATATATAAATAAATATTATATTTGTAGAAATCAGTATATATGTCAGAGAAAAAAGTATTGTTAGCCATTTACCTTCATGAGAACAGTGGTATAGAAATTGAAATTAATGCAGATAAAGGTGATATAAATGCCATCACTCTTGTTGGTTTATTAGAGCAAATTAAGTTTGATATAATCCGTCAACATGCTGCACAAAATACAGAACAGCAAACTGTAGGGGATGCCTGAGTTATACAGTAATAAACCTGTAGTACTTGAAGTTGAGCAATGGACAGGGAGTAATGCAAAGGTTATGTTATTATTTTGTAATAGATGTTTTATTACGAATAAAGAATTGTTTATCGTTACTCTAGAAGGAACTAAGAAGGCTTCAATAGGAGATTATATTATTAAAGGAATAGAAAATGATTTCTATCCTTGTAAAGAAAGTATTTTTAATTTAACTTATAACCCAGTAATATGAATGAAGAAACTAACGTAAGCTTTAAAGAAACTAAAATTCTATCTTTTGGTGAGATTTTAATTGGTACAGATTTTAGTATTGAATCAGAAGATAAGGCGATTAAAGTAAAAAACTTAATGGCCGAATTAACTAATATAGTTTTAGAAGAATATAATGACGGGGATAAGTCTCCTGTAAAAAGTTTGTTATTTGATCATGCTGTTGGAGAAATAGTAAGTGCTCAAATGGCTATAGTAAAAGTAATCACATTTAAAAATTAATTATGTCAACCTTTAAAATGTTAAGAGGCCGTACTATCTTAGTTGATGTACCTCAAAGAAAAGAATCAGCTATTAAGTTATCTGAAAAGGATGAAGATCAGGTTATGAAAGATGCTATGAAACTTTGGAATAAATTAACTGTATATGCAGTTGGTGACAAAGTAGAAGACGTTGCTGCTGGTGACAAAGTATATATTCGTACAAGTGCATTAAACTTAGAATCAGTTGAAAGAATAGATATTGACGGTGGAGTTAAGTTTGTACTTAACGAAGGGGATGTAGTAATTGTTTGGTAATTATGAGTAATATAACAGAGGAATCCTATTTAAAAACTTATTATGCATCAACTTATAGTAATGGTATGCCATCTACATTACATGACATTTCCAAGACTACAGCTTTTTGTGATGACTATAATAAAAAAGTTATAGATAATATTTTATCTACTAGACCTGACTATTATGGTGGTAAAGATGCAACATATGAAGTATTTAATGTACTTGAGGCATGGGGTTTAGATAAAGATTTTTATCTGGGTAATGTTATTAAATATATTGCAAGAGCAAGCAAGAAAAATGAATTGACAGAAAAAGAGGATTTAGAAAAAGCATTAGTTTATTTACAAAGAAGAATAGCCACATTATGATAGCGTTTAAAATAATAAGCTGTGTACTAATTGTATTATTGATTTATTTTTTATGGATGATATCAATAGTAGTTACTACTCCTTATTACGAGTGGGAAGAAAGCGTATTTGATAGAAGATCGAGTAATATAGCAATACTATTTATTATTTTACTTTCTTTTTTATTTGGTTATATAGTAAAATAAACTTTAAAAAATAAACAAAACCTTTAGTTCCAAGCTAAAGGTTTTTTTTATTCATTATTTTTTTGTATATTATTGTATATATATATATAAAAATTAAGACCATGGATATTTTAAATTGGATTTTTGTAAAAAAGTCAAACCTTATTAAAACAGAAGTTAATAAAGCTTCTACAGATTTAATTGCTTTAGGTGCAAATGTAGGTTGGTTAACAAGAGGAGACTCTTACCAAACTTATGCAATGACACCAAAATCATTAATTCCTAACCTTTATGATAAAGGGGTTGTAACACAAATTACATCAGATGTTACAGATGTTACTTTAAATACACATTCAGGAGTAATTACTACAGTACCTTCTCTGCTAGCTGTAGATACTTCTGCAAGTTTTGTTCTCAGAAACAGTGTAATTACAGCTGATTCAATAGTATTATTATCAGTAGCTTATTTAGGGGCGGGTCTTCCTGTGGCGACTGTTGATAGTCTTGATACTGGTGGAGCTAAGATAATAGTAACAAATGTAGGAACTGTTGCATTAGATGCACCGGTTAAAATTCATTTTACTATTATTGCATAACATTTACTCTAGAAAGTAAAAAACCTTAGACAAAGCATCTAGGGTTTTTTTTGCATATACTGATTTTTTTAACTATATTATACTATAATATATTCTCATTAAAATATAAATCATGTCAATAGGAAATTTAAAAGATTATGGAAACAAAGGAAATAATTTTCCTTGGCAGTTAAAAATGCTTCAAGGACTATCTCTTAATCAATTAAAGAATACAGAGGAGGTCCTTTTTGAAGCAGTAACCAGTACTTTATTAGTAGCAGCTATTAATGCTTATTTTATTGCTAACCCGACTGAATATTTAATATCTAAAGTTGTAATATATAATTCTACTACTACAAGTTTTTCTGCTTTTGTAACCATTGCTAGTTTATAATAAAAGATTATGGATAGTATTACATTAAAACGTATTGAATTAGCGCATCCAAAAATTAGGGAAGAGTTAAAGGCTCAATATCTTGAAGCTAACAACCTACTTGGTAAGGGGTCAAGATTAAGGTTTGCTTATGTTTTAAGGACAGCCGAAGAACAAGATGCCTTGTATAAAAAAAGACCGAAGGTAACTAATGCTAAGGCTTGGCAGTCTATACATAATTATGGTTTAGCTTTTGACATTGTCCTATTATATGACAATGATGGGGACGGGAAGTTTGAAGAAGCTAGTTGGAGTCAGACAAGGGATTTTGATAAAGACGGTAAGTCAGATTGGAGAGAGATAGTTGACTATTTTAAATCTAAAGGATGGTCTTGGGGTGGTGATTGGAAGTCGTTTAAAGATGCTCCTCACTTTGAGAAAACCTTTGGTCATACTTGGCGTACATTAAAGCCTTTAATGGATAGCGGTAAGATTATTTTTGATAACAATATAAAGTATCCTAAGATATAAATAAGATGATACCTAAAAGATCAAATGCTTTAGATAATGTTATTAGTGCACAAGATATTTGCACAACAGGCTTAACTACACCTCAAGCATGTACAACAGTTGAATGTACAGAACCTGAAAAATGTATAGAATCTTTTGATGCTGATTGTATTGTTTATACAGGAAACAATTTACAATGTCAAGGTACTACTATAGTAGCTCAAGATACTACAGTATCTCAAGCAATTACAGGTATTGTAACTTGGGTGTGTTCTGGTGAAATTATAGGTATTCAGGGTACACAGGGTGTACAAGGTGTACAAGGTCTTATAGGCTTTCAAGGCATACAAGGATTAACTGGTATTCAAGGTGGTATTGGTGTAACTGGATCACAAGGAGCTATTGGGTCAACTGGTATCCAAGGAGCTATGGGTATTCAGGGTTTTATAGGTGATACAGGTTCTCAAGGTATTACTGGTACAACGGGTACTCAAGGAATTACAGGAGCACAAGGAACAATAGGTACTACTGGTTCACAAGGAGCATTGGGTTCTCAAGGAACTCAAGGTACTATAGGACCTCAAGGAACTCTTGGTCAAATAGGATCACAAGGTATTACCGGAATACAAGGAACTCAAGGAGTGCAGGGTGTTCAGGGATTAATAGGTAGTCAAGGCACTCAAGGAGCCATAGGAGTACAGGGTCTTCAAGGAATTCAAGGTATAACAGGATTAATAGGAGCTCAAGGAGTACAGGGTATAACAGGTATTCAAGGAACTCAAGGTATCCAAGGAGAACTTGGAATACAAGGAATTATAGGTAATACAGGAAGTCAAGGAAGTACTGGATCAACAGGTGCTCAAGGTGCTATCGGTATCCAAGGCACTATAGGACTTACAGGAGCACAAGGAACAGAAGGTATTCAAGGTATTATTGGATCACAGGGTATTCAAGGAACTCAAGGTGTTATAGGTACTCAAGGTTCTGTTGGTGCTCAAGGAGAATTAGGTATTCAAGGTGTTCAAGGTACAGTTGGTAACACAGGGTCACAAGGAATTACAGGTAGTACTGGTTCACAAGGAACGATCGGTACACAAGGATCAATAGGGGCTACGGGATCTCAAGGTATAACGGGTTCTACAGGAAGTCAAGGGATTACGGGAAGTCAAGGAACTACAGGAACTCAAGGGATTCAGGGTATAACAGGTAGTCAAGGGTTAACAGGTTCTCAAGGTATTCAAGGTCTACAAGGTACACAAGGTATAACAGGTCAAACTGGTGCACAAGGTTTACAAGGTATTCAAGGTTTACAAGGTATTCAGGGAGTTATAGGTTCTCAAGGTTTAACTGGAATACAAGGTGTACAGGGAATACAAGGACAATTAGGAGCACAAGGAACTACAGGGGATACTGGATCTCAAGGTATTACAGGTTCAATAGGTTCTCAAGGTACTACAGGTAGTCAAGGTACAGCTGGACTTAATGGTTCACAAGGTATTCAAGGAATTACGGGACTTACTGGTGTTCAAGGTATACAAGGCTTAACAGGCTCTCAGGGTATTCAAGGTTTACAAGGTATTCAAGGACTTGTTGGATCACAAGGCAGTACAGGTAGTCAGGGTATACAAGGTATACAGGGCATTCAGGGTATTCAAGGAATACAGGGTATTCAAGGGTTATTAGGGATTCAAGGGATTTCAGGTAACTCTGTAACAATATTAGGTAGTGTAGCCACAAGTACATCATTACCAGGATGGCCTAGTTCATATCTAGGGACTATTGGTGATGGTTATATTACTACTGATACAGGACATTTATGGGTATGGAATGGTTCAAATTGGATTGATGTTGGTAATGTAACAGGTCCTCAGGGTATTCAAGGTACAACAGGCCCTCAAGGAATACAAGGAATTATAGGTACACAAGGTGTTCAAGGAATCACTGGTATCCAAGGAGTACAAGGCACTAATGGAATTCAGGGAATTACAGGATCTCAGGGTGCACAAGGTATTCAGGGTATTCAAGGAATACAGGGTTTATTAGGCATACAGGGTGTTCAAGGTTCTACAGGAATTCAAGGAATTATAGGAATTACTGGATCTCAGGGGTCAACAGGTTCTACAGGATCTCAAGGAGCCATAGGAAGTCAGGGTACTACAGGAAATACAGGAAGTCAAGGATCAACTGGAGCTACCGGATCTACTGGATCTACAGGATCTCAAGGAATTCAAGGCATACAGGGTATTTTAGGATTAACAGGTTCACAAGGAAGTATAGGAGCTACAGGGTCTCAGGGTAGTACAGGGTCTCAGGGTACTAATGGTATTCAAGGCATAACAGGTTTTCAAGGTACTACCGGATCTCAGGGTACTATGGGTTCACAAGGTATAACCGGAATTACTGGTTCTCAAGGTTCTGTTGGATCAACAGGAGCTCAAGGGGCAATAGGCTCACAGGGAATAACGGGTACTACAGGTTCTCAAGGTTCTATTGGTGCAACAGGTTCTCAGGGTATAACTGGTTCGCAAGGTACTGTTGGTTTAACAGGTGCTCAAGGTGTACAGGGAATACAGGGTATTTTAGGTAATACAGGTTTAACGGGTTCTCAAGGAACACAAGGGATTCAGGGTATCCAAGGTGTATTAGGATTAACAGGTAGTCAAGGAGCAATTGGTAGTACAGGATCTCAGGGTTCTACTGGAAGCACAGGTTCACAAGGGATTACAGGAACTCAGGGTATTACGGGAACTACAGGAGCAACAGGTTCACAAGGTTCTGTTGGAGTAACAGGTTCTCAAGGTGCTATTGGCTCTCAAGGTAGTGTAGGATCACAAGGCACTATAGGATCAACGGGTCTTACTGGATCACAAGGCATACAAGGTTTAATAGGAAATACAGGAAATACAGGAAATACAGGTTCTCAAGGTATTACTGGAGCTCAAGGGATAACAGGAGCACAAGGTGCTATTGGAAGTCAGGGGATTATTGGTGCAACAGGGGCCCAAGGTTTTATAGGAAGTACTGGGGCACAGGGAGCAATAGGTTCACAAGGTTCAATTGGTATTACAGGTTCTCAAGGAATTACGGGTGCTACTGGTAGCCAAGGAGCTATTGGTTCTCAAGGAATTACTGGTACTACAGGATCACAGGGAAGTATTGGATCTACAGGATCACAAGGCATTGTAGGCTCGCAAGGTTCAATAGGAGCAACTGGTTTACAAGGTAGTACTGGGGCACAAGGAATACAAGGAATTATAGGTAGTCAGGGCTCAACAGGCTCTACAGGAGCAACCGGATCTCAAGGCACTCAAGGAACTCAAGGAATTCAGGGTTTACAAGGTTTAACAGGAAATACTGGTGCTGTAGGATCTCAAGGAATACAAGGATTGCAAGGTATTCAAGGTGTACAAGGAGCATTGGGTATTGGTAGCCAAGGTATTCAAGGCATTCAAGGATTGATTGGGCCTCAAGGTGTACAAGGAGCTATTGGTTTTACAGGAGCAACAGGAACTCAAGGTACAACAGGAAGTCAAGGAATTACTGGTTTAACTGGTATCCAAGGACAAACAGGAAGTCAAGGAATACAAGGAATTATAGGTAATACCGGTAATACAGGTGTCCAAGGTTTAACTGGAGTACAAGGAATTCAGGGACTTATAGGTTCTCAAGGTGCAATTGGTAATACAGGATCTCAAGGTATAACAGGAAATACAGGAGCTCAAGGTTCAACAGGAAGCCAAGGCATACAGGGTATTCAAGGTGTTTTAGGAACAACTGGAAGTCAGGGTGCAACTGGTAGTCAAGGTATAACAGGAACGACAGGTGCAACTGGTAGTCAGGGTACTACAGGTTCTCAGGGTACAATTGGAACAACAGGAAATACAGGTTCTCAAGGTATTGCAGGAAATACAGGTGCAACGGGAAGCCAAGGTATTCAAGGAATTTTAGGTAATACAGGAGCATCGGGAACTCAAGGAACTCAAGGGATTACAGGAAATACAGGTTCGACAGGAAGTCAAGGAACTCAAGGTATTCAAGGTATTCAAGGTGTTTTAGGTAACACGGGAAACACAGGTGCAACAGGTTCTCAAGGTACAGTTGGTGCTACAGGATTAACCGGTAGTCAGGGTATACAAGGAACAACGGGAACAACAGGTGCAACTGGTAGTCAAGGTATAACAGGTTCCCAAGGTATTCAGGGAATACAGGGTGTTTTAGGTACAACAGGATCTACAGGATCCACTGGTGCCCAAGGTACAACCGGAACACAAGGCATACAGGGTATTTTAGGAAACACCGGATCTCAAGGTATACAAGGTTTACTTGGAAACACAGGTTCCCAAGGAATTCAAGGTATACTTGGAACTACGGGATCACAAGGTATACAAGGGATAACAGGTAACACTGGATCTCAAGGATCAACTGGTAGTCAAGGTACAACTGGTTCTCAAGGCACAACAGGTACAACGGGTGCAACAGGAAGCCAAGGAACAACGGGTTATCAAGGAACAACGGGAACAACTGGAAGTCAAGGAACTACAGGCACAATAGGTGCAACTGGTATTCAGGGTATTCAAGGGATAATAGGAAATACAGGTTCACAAGGTACGATAGGAAATACAGGTTCTCAAGGAATTATAGGCTCTCAGGGTACAACAGGAAATATAGGCTCTCAAGGAACTACAGGTGGTTCAGGTATTCAGGGTACAGTTGGTGCTCAAGGAATACAAGGTATTTTAGGGAGTACGGGTTCTCAAGGTACGACAGGTACAACAGGAAGTACAGGTGCCACTGGAAGTCAAGGAACTACAGGTTCAACAGGTAACACTGGTTCACAGGGAACAACAGGTACTACAGGTTCCCAAGGTACAACGGGTACTACGGGTACTACTGGTAGTCAAGGTATACAAGGCATACAGGGTATCCAAGGAATTCAAGGTTCTACAGGAATAGCTCCAGCGGGAACAGTAAATTATGTGGCTAAATTTACAGGTACAGGTATAACAATTGGTAATTCATTAATATATGATAATGGTACTTATGTTGGTATCGGTACTACATCACCATCTCAAAAACTAGATGTAGCAGGAAATATAAACATAAACACAAACGGAACTAATATTTTAATTAGTTCGTATAAAGGGGCTGACTCTGATGGGAATAATTCATTCATTGGTGGTGGAGGACAAAGCTCCATTGGAGAAGGAGGAGCTACTTATAAAGGTTCGTATAATACTGCACATGGATATCAAGCCCTCTACTCCAACACCACAGGTTACTACAACTCTGCAATTGGAAGGAATGCCCTCTACTCCAACACCACAGGTAACTACAACTCTGCACATGGAGCGAGTGCCCTCCACTCCAACACCACAGGTAACTACAACTCTGCAATTGGAGTGAGTGCCCTCAACAACAACACCACAGGTACCCAAAACTCTGCACATGGAATGAGTGCCCTCCGCAACAACACCACAGGTAACTCCAACTCTGCAATTGGAGTGAATGCCCTCTACTCCAACACCACAGGTTACTACAACTCTGCAATTGGAGAGAGTGCCCTCCGCAACAACACCACAGGTTACCAAAACTCTGCACATGGAGTGAGTGCCCTCTACGCCAACACCACAGGTTACTACAACTC